AGCAGGTGCAGGGGCAACAGGAGGCGTCGGAGCGGGAGGCGTAGGAATAGTAGCGGGAGGCTGTGGTGGTGGTGGCGTAATAGCTCCACCAGGAGGTTGCACTTGAGCGCCGCCCTTTGCCCCAGCAGATGGTTGTCCAGGCTGCGGGCCTCTCCAGTCGGGATTACCCGGCGGTTGCATACCTGCACCATCCCCAATTCCACGGCCACGCATTTCCTCCGCACTATCACTAAAAAATTTCTCGCTCAAACGACCGTCCATACTAGGATCGGTATAGCTACCCCCATACTTCTGCATACCGCCTGCAACACCCGTGTTACCGCTATACTCACTAGTACCAAGACCGAAGTTTGGTGCTTGGTCAAAGCCATTTACCATACCTCCGCCATCTCCTCGTGGTGGAATACCTCTTCCGCCGCCCAGATTAGGATCAGAGTATAGAGATGCCGGATTTTGTCCCGCTTTTTGTTGGTTGACCGCAGTTGCCCGTCCCAGGTTTACGCGATTTCCGCTTACGCCCAGATTAGGATCAGAGTATAAAGAGGCAGGTGCAGGATCGGCAAAGGGCTGATAACCAGGCTTATTTAATCCAGGAGGGGGCTGAGGAGCAGGCTGTGGTTGTGCTGGTCCAAGCCCTACTTGCTGGGCTATTCCACCTGGCTGTAATTGGTTGTTTGCAACACCCATCTGTGGAAGGGTTCGCTGATTTGGCATTCCTGCTCCAGCCATTATATTTTACTCCCTGACATCATTTGTAAGTATTGATCATCTACCGAGGTACCTGGCGCTGGAGATTGATACATCGACTGATTTGGCATTGGAGCTTGCATTGGGGCTTGGTACATGCTCATGTGAGGCGCTTGTTGAGTCTGAAAGCTTCCCATATCTGGCATTTGACCAGACGGAAAGCCAGAAGAGTAATCTTGTGATCCTCCACTCATGCCAGAATTACCTGGGTCAAAACCAGCGTAGCGACGACCATCCTCATAGCCTGGACCGACCTGACCGCCCCTATTTTGCTGACCAAATAATTGATCGTATTGGTTAACAAATCCTGGCTGCTTTTCTTTTAATTCTGCTACGGCTGCCTCGTATATAGGGGAAGAACTATAGCCACTCATACCACCAAAGCTTTGCGCTTCAGGCATTCCTGCCATAGCGTCAACACCAGGGGAGGCTAATCCAAAGGCAGAAGCCGCATCTTGGTTGGCTTGCATCGCCTGTTCCTGCTGTGGAGTAAACGCCGCAATATCAGGACCATAGTAAGGCATGTAGCCAATTTTCTGGACTTGCTCGGCTCTTGCCAAGTTTCTGATAGTGGGTTGCTTGGCCCACTCTGGAATTGTTGCTTCTGTTGTTTGGCTGCCGCCTTTTCCACCTGACATATTATATATCCTTGCTTAATGTGGTGAACGCTTCCGTCCATCCTTTATTCATTAAAACTCTTGCCCAGCCTCTACGACCAGCAATAGTCATGCCTGTACATCCCTCTCTGCGAGCAAACTCCACTGCCGACTCGTCCATATCTACTATTTGCTGCTTCTCTCCACCAGCAAGAAAGATATGAAAAATCTTGCGCTTTGGAAATGTTAATATTTCTGTTATTGCACACCCTTTAGGTGCAGGCCAAAACTGCATGTAACCAGACCGAACACTAGCCGCAATATCATCAAAATCGTGCGTTCCTCCACTATAGTCTAACGCTGCCTCTATCCAAACCCTGCATCGTTCTAATTCTACGTCTAAGTCTGACATCTGCACTTCCGTATCAAAATATGCTCGATTATACCATTTTTAAGATGCGCGTGTTATGGATACTTGAGCTGCGCGTGTAGTAGGTGCAAATGCGGTTGCTGCTACCACCTTTAACCTTAATGCAATATTAGAAACTGCCCACTTTATTTGCAGATATGACCCTGCTGCAATTGTTAACGTAAAGGACACCCCTACCGTCTTAACTTGCCCGCTGTCTTTAATATCAGTTTGTACCGACACTGAGTCTGTTGTTCCATCTAACATCGTCCAAAGATATATAGTTTTTACTGCTGCCGTACTCGATAATAACTGGAAATTACCAGCCACCGAGTACACTCCTGCCTCTGCAAATATTATCTTAGTGCTGTCAGCCGCATCAATAGTCACCGTCCCAGTAGCCGATACAAGGTCAAAGGGTATGGCATAAGCTGTATCTGGGCTAGCGGCAACTACATCTACAGTTGATGCAAATGATCCACTGCCTCCCGCTAATTTTATTTGCCTCCACTCGCCATTCTTTGATACTACTGGATAGCCGGTCCTATCCCACAATAACACGCCATCTTCGCCAGCAGACTCACCAGCAAGATAGTATGACAGCTTAGACTTTGTTCTAGTTAAGAAGTCCGTCAACCTCTCACCCCAAGGCTTCCAATCTGGCCCTAGTGGTGGTGGTGGGCGTTCAGCTAGACTCATCTACTGCCACCAGTAGTCACGTTTAAACGCATCTTTCCCGCCCTCCAGTCTACCAATTCTGAGCCATTAATCCTCATGCGAACCTGCCTTCCCTGAAACCTAACGCCAGTAGGGTTTAACATGGTGAATGGTCCGTAAGACTCTTCAGTGCCATTTGGATAGAATCTAGTCTTAAAGGTTAGTGTTACATCACCTAGATTAAGCTCATCTGGAATAATCTGGTTAACTTTTGCTATCTGATCGCCTATACCAATACTGATAGGCCCACTCTCTAAATAAGATGCGCTAGTGCCGTGAGAGTGACCAGTCTCTTGGTTATAGATATTACCAGAGGCATCAAACCACATAGGCTGACTGAATACACCAGAGTCAACGCCTGACGTTCTACCTAATACACCAATATTCCAGTGGTTTTCTTTATAATCATATACAACGTACCTATCATTCTCTACAGAGGCGGTGCTTGGGTAAAACCACCATACCTCGCCAAATTGAGAGTTATGAACGGCGCATACCTTAGATCGCTGTGAGGTGTTCATATCATTAAATACATGGTCCATGACATCACATGGCATTTCTTGTACAGATGATCCATTATAGACGTAAAATGACTTAGCACCCATCCAGTAAGCGCCCTCGTCAACAGCAACAGCCCCTAGACGAGAGATAGAGCCACAAGATGTGCCTACCCTCTGGAAGCCGTAAACTGTTGGTGGTCCACTGTAGGTGGCAACATGAGCATCGACGTTAGTAAGGATTAGTGTTCTTCCACGCACCCTTAATCCAGAAACTATTTCTCCAGATGTTTGCAATTCAAGATCACCAGCCTGGTTAACTGCTGTTGGAGTCCAGTCTGTATTATCTTCACGATCACACCATTTGACTAGTCGTGGGTTATTACCTGATCCAAGCGCAAAGATAAATCGCTCATCAGTAACCACAATAGCACCATTATCAACAGGAGCATTTGTTAAAGGCGCAGCAATTGTCGCACCATCCAGCTCCCACTGGTATATCTTTCCATCCTTGCTTGAGCAGGCAATCAAATACTGGCCCCACGTGTCTAAAGACCATGACGTAGCCTCAGCAGGAACGCCATCGCTTGGCCTGTTTGTTCCATAAGTAGTAGTGCCCCAGAAAGATCCGCTATAGCCTAGATTGACGTCAGCATCTAAATCGCCAGAGGTTAAGGCTGTTGGGGTTATGTCACTAACGACACCCCCTGCATTAACTGCATAAAGTTTATTGTATGTCCCTGCTGCAATGTGAGCATCTGAGCTGTTATCTGCCCAGGTTATAGCTCCACGCGGAGCCGCAGCAAATGCGCTAGACACGCGAGTAGTCCACCCCCCGACAGGGCGAATAGAATTGTTTTCCCACCGTATAAGGTTAGCGTCTCTCCACCGCCCAGTCGAATCTAGTTCTGTACCGTGGTTGAATATTCCAGCAGGTAAATCAATACTGACATACGCCATTATTTGCCTACTCCTTTAACACGCTCGTAAGTCCTGTTGAATGATAGCCCCAGCATACCCATTAGAACAGGCATCATGGTTGTCATATCAGCCTGGGGTATAACGAAACCAAACCCTGCCGCTAGTGGTGATATTAGGAAGTTGACGGCCATTCCGATAACGCAGACCCATCCTGTAGCGGGTCGCCATGAACTTTGGAACCAGTTTCCTTTTGCTTCTGCGGTGTTGAGTGCAATCTGAGCGACTGCGCGTTCCTGCGCGTGTACCTCTGAAAGTGTGCTAATCTTTGCCGCGATCTGTTGCTTGGCGTCTGCATCGGGTATCCATTTATCGAGTAGGCTGGTGACTGCTGGAATAAAAGAAAGCAAGCTCATTGAACTAACCTCTCAAGAAAGGTTGACCCTAAGATCAGCGGATACATAGACCACAACATCAACTCTGCTTTTTTAAACTTAACAGAGCCTTCATCTAATTGCTTTTCAATGTTCGTATAGCGGACAGAGCATTCTTTCTCATGCCCTTCTAGCCGAATCAATACTTCTTTTGCAGTTGCCATAATGGGTTGCCGTTATTTTTGGTTGAGTGCCGTTGTAGTTACTGACCTAAGCACTACAATACATACTGCAATACCTATTCCGATGAGTGCTTGTGAGCCTTGACTAACAGGCAATAAACCAGTGTAGCCTTGAGCCGTGCTTAAAACAGTCAACGCAATGCTAAATTGTATCGTCCTAGACTTGAGGCTCTTTAGTATTAAGTCCATTACACGGCCTCCAGTGCTTCGAGTCTTGCGGTGAGTTCTTGTATAGCTTTAACCAAGATTGGTATTAGTGCGGCCTCTGCTACTTCCTGAGAGCCATCTTCTCTTTCGTCCCAAAGTTTAAAGCCGTCCTTTAAGCCACTATCCGCATCAATAGCCTCTTTGGTATGTTGAGCGATAAGACCGTGATTCGTTAGAGTGTTTTTAAAGACTTCGGTTGAGCCTTCTACATAGGCGCTAAAGGTTTCTGGAAGTTCGCCAAGAGTTTTGTAGTTCCAAGTTACTGAGCGTAACGAGTTAATGAAGGAAAGTCCTGTTGTACAGTCCTTAATGGCCGTCTTGTAGCGTTCATCGGACACTGTAGCCCATGTTGCTACACCGTGTGCGGCTCTGATATCACTAGCATTAACCCCCACTGTTGTGTAACCTTCTTCGCCAGTAACATTGTAGCCTAGTACGTTTACGTTTGAAGAGTCGACGGCGGTAGTGTCGGAAAAAGTACCCACTAAAGTATTGTAGCTACCCGTCGTTGTTAGTATTCCGTTATGACCTGCACCTGCTCCTATATAAAGATTGCGAAGTCCTGTAGTGACCGCACCTGCCGCGTCATATCCCAATACTGTGTTATATTCGCCTGTTGTGTTGGCACCTAAAGCACCCCAGCCTACAGCAGTATTCCAACTTGCTGTGGTGTTTGCGTCTAAAGCACTTACTCCCACGGCTACGTTAGAGGCTCCAGTGGTATTAGCACCAAGCGAAGCATAACCTACAGCAGTGTTGTTACTTGCGGTTGTGTTGGCGTCTAGTGCTAAGGCTCCAATGGCGGTGTTGCTTAATCCCGTGGTTATCTCCCCGCCTGCGCTGTACCCTACTGCTGTATTATAGTTTAGTTCGTCTACATTTTGAACGCCTAGGGCATAAGCACCTACAGCAGTGCTTCTTCCTCCTGTATCTTCTGTTATTAAAGCACCATAGCCTACAGCAACATTATAATCACCAGTAGTAATCGCCGTACCTGCCTCATCACCAACAACAGTATTATAATTACCACCGCTTTCAATGGAGTTACCTGCGTTTACGCCTGCAATGAAGTTGCTTGTGCCAGATGTGCTTGTGCTTAGAGACGTAATCCCATCGACAGTACCGCCATCAATATCTGGAGTATTAAGGTCCATGCCAACAACTGGGGTTGTGCCGTCCAATAGGTCGTCAAGAGTATCCAGCGTGGTGTTTATCTTTGTGCCCCAAGTGTCCTCGGATGCGCCCACTTCAGGCTTTACTAGCGAGTATGTTGTAGTCGTTGTATCAGCCATTTAAGCGGCCTCCCATTCTATTTCATTTAGGGGCACATTTGCCCACGTTACATTTGATGATGAAGTATTAGCCCAGCTTTTCTCTGATGGATTATTGTCAATCCAGAGTATAATGCCAGAGCATATCAATCCACCGCTTGCCGTAATTGCCGAGTCTGACTGTCTAACCCTAACGCTATCAGCAGAAACACCTGCAACAGCACTTACTACAGACGAACCCAGTTTTATGACCTGTCCGCTTCCTGTAGTCCCTGAGACGCCGGTAATGGCCGTATCAGCTAAATGTATCCTTTGCCCTGCTACCGCTACACTAGATGCAGAAGTGACCGTAGAGGACGATTCTCGCACTCTAATGGCATCCGTAGCTACCGTTGACGTTGCAGATATTTGCGATACGCCCGAAACAGTAACTGCGGCCACCACCACCACACTTGAAGACGCAGAGGTGGCAACAACGCCATCTTCTAGGTCAGCAGTAGAGTATGCAGCCTGCCCATATTTATAGACACCATATAACATACTAGTCTAACGTAATGTCTAAAGCACCCGCGATAATACGGAAAACGTCTCCGCTTTCTACAGCTTTACTTGCAGTCAGTGTGCCGTAAGCGAGCAAATTGCCAGTAGTCAGCGCGTCAAATACACCGACATGAGTTACAGTACCCCAGCTATCACCAGCCGTAGGGAACTCAATTGCGCCTGCATTGCTAGTAGTGTCACCAGAAGTAGTAAAGGTAGACGTCTGTCGTGCATAGTCAGTTCCACTCACCTCAGTTCCACCACCTGCATCATTAGGAGCGCCGGTGTATAGAGCAATGTAAAGTGTGGTTGGAGCAGTATAAGCAGCCCCACCGAAAACGTGATCCAGTATCTCTGTCTCTAAGAAGTTTGAAAAGCTCATCCTAATCCTCGTATTTTAGTCTTTAACCCAATGCCTGAAAATTTAGACTGTTGAGATGTTAAGTTTAATCGCTGTACGGCTTCACTGTATCCTGTAGCCCATGTTGCAACTCTTGCATCCTCCGCTAAGTATGGTGCAGAGTGCATTAAAGCGCCGTATAGGTACAGGTCGGGCGAATCACTGAGCAGCCAGTTGGTAGTGTTGGAATCTGATAGTGCAGGAATCTTTTGGACGTACAATAGCTCTGCTGCATACGACTCATCTGGAGTAGGAAATACCTCAAATTGATCTTCTGAGTGACTGTAGAACCTTGGTGTCCCAGCAACATTTTCTGAGCCTTGGCGTTTATCTGCCATTGCATTCTGACTTACCAGGTCCATAATATATGTGGTTCCAGTAGTCAAATGAAGTCTGATCGTCTCAACCCAATCACCTGGTCTTGTGAAATACTGCCCATCAATAGTTGCAGTTGATCTGTTTTCCATACGCCAATGGCGTACATCTCTGTTGATACTAGCCTCTGCTAGAGCGATGAATGTGGGGATTACGGACGTTAAATCTTCTCTGTTCAGAAAGTCTGCCAGAGAGGTCTGTAATTCACTGTATGTGCCTAATGCCATTGCTAACTCCAGTTATGTGCCCGATTATACCATTTTTTAGCAAAACTTTACATTTTAACGTCTATAATACGGACGCAAGCAAACCACCCAAATGTTTCAGCCGTGGACTTAGCTCATGGAGGTAGTCAGCAACGTTTGTTTTAAGCTCACTATAAGTGGATATAGCCATGTAATTTCTCTTTTAAATTTGGTATAATTTACCTATGAAAAAGCCAAAATATAATGAAACACAAAATGCACGGATCGATGAATGGCTAACGCTATGCTCGCAATCCAATATCGTCTATGGGACAAAAGAATACACACAGATTGTTGCTATGATGGAAGACGATGACAAAATAGTCATTGATACCGTTATTAAAACCCTAGCCGCTTCAGTAACCCATCATTAATCTCTGCCGTTCTTACACCCATCCTGGCCGTATAAGCATCTGTAGGGTCTATATAATCCGGTCTTGATAACGGAAATAGCTCCGGCAAAAAGTCCTGCGCTGTTGCAGGTGCTTCCCTCGGTATATCTAAAACACCAAGACCGCGACCTTGCATCCCCATGCCATAAGTGTTGTGGTTGCTAGGCGCCTTGCCTCCAGTAATGAGGCCTACGTTATTGGTCTGCATTAGGCTTTTCTGATTAAACATATCTGGGTCAGACACTGCTGCCCGCATCTCAGCGTTACTTAGCGCACTATCTAATTGCCGGACCCCTTGCTTTTTTTGCCCTGGGCTTGGCTTATTGACCATATCAAACACGTTGTTGATAGTCTTACGCTGTGGTCCTGTCAGTCCAGAGAGGAAAACATCTAGGCCTTCCATGTCTATATCAAAGCCAGGAACTGGGGTCTTATCTGCGCTCTTAATTAGATAACCACCACCACCTGATCGTATTAGCTTGTTAACGTACTTCTTGTCCTTTTTGTTCATTGCAGCCTGTGCGTATCGCGTATGCAGCCCAGGTGCAAAGTCAGGGAAATCAACGGATGTCGGTGCCATTTCCATTGGGATAATGAGCATGTCATCATCACCCAAGCCGTCCTTGCGGTTGAGTATGCCTGTTGTCGCACCACCCTCATTGGCAAACACAACGCCCGGAGAATTAGCCTCGTCAAACATATAATCTCGACCGCCACCAATGTGTTGGGGTGTCTTAAAATCCACACCGTTAACACCAAATATTTGACTGTTTGTAGGCGATCTATCAACCATCGTAACAAGCGCATTCTTACCGTAGTAATCAGGCAAATAAATGTCAGGCTTGTCGTACTGTATCCGTTGAGCGTCAACCTTTAGGTCATCAAGGATCGGCTCAAGGTACTTTTTGTCTGTTACATTCTCAGTAGAAAAGTTAGTCTCAATCTGTCGAGGCTGCTGTCGAGCAATGAATGTGTCAAGAATACCGTCAACCTGATCAAGCGCCACCTTTGTTCCTTGCGCTCCATCGACTGCCTTGCGGACCTTACTGGGCAGATACATCGACGCTAATAAACCTGCACCCTCTGCCCGGTTAACACCGCTTTCACCAAAGGTATCCACTAGCCCAGGTTTCACATCTTGGTAGGCGTTCACCGCACCCCTAATCAGGTCAGTCGCTGACACCCCAGACTCTGGCGTTAAAAGACCACGGTGGTTTAATACTGCACCAAAGCCATCACCCATTAGGGCGCTTAATGTGGCTGCATCACCCTGTAATTCTGGGCGAGGGAACAACGTATCGTTTGAAACGTCACCGGAATAAACTTGCTTTCCATACCGGGTGGCATCATTGATAAAACTAGACGCCATATCAGGGACTAATTGCAAGGCACTTAGATCAGCAATATCTGAAGGATGACGACCAGCCAATTGAGGGTTTGGGGTCTGATCTCGTTCTAATAGACCTTTAATTTCCTCAAGAATACCCGCCATTCTGCTCATACATTACCCTAGATAAATAAATAAAGCCCGATTATACCATAAATTAGGCAATGCCTTGCAGATTGCGCCGAATGGGATCGCCCCAAT